TGTAGTCGATGTTTCAGTCCGAAAAGGTTCGACTGACCATGTGACAGGGTTTGCCACAACTCCAAAGACTTTTATGGTTTATGAAGGTCCTTCAGTTCGGAAGATGTTTGCCTCGACAGAAACTGGGGTTTATGATGTATCTACAGTAGGAGCACTGGGTTCAGCCGCTTTTAGCTGCACAAGTTCAGCTTGGACATCTTCGAACTTCTCCAATGCGGCAGGGAATTTTCTAGTAGCAGTTAATGGGATGGATAAGCTGCGGGTCTTTAATGGGACTACCTGGCAGGCCATTGATGGGTCTTCCACACCGGCTATTACTGGGATTGCTACAACGGCTTTGAGGCAAGTTACTCTGTTCAAACGTAGACTATGGTTTATTGAGCAGGGGACAATGAATCTTTGGTACCTGCCCACGGACTCGTTTGCGGGGGCAGCCACGATCTTCCCCGTGGGGGAACTCTTTACCAGAGGCGGCAAAGTCCTTGCGATGGGGGATTGGACAGTTGACTCTGGGCAAGGCTCTGATGATTACTTTACGATCTTGTCCAGTCGAGGGGAGTTGGCTGTTTATAAGGGCACCGATCCTTCAAGCTCAACCACTTGGTCCTTAGTGGGGGTTTACTACGTCGGCACTCCAGTGGGCACTCAGCCTCTGGTAAAGTTCGGAGGAGATTTGCTGGTATTGACCATCACTGGGGTTTTCCCACTTTCTTCTTTTGTTCAGTCAACTATCATCGACCGCTCGAAGTCAGTCAGTGATAAAGTCCGGGGGGCTTTCCTTGACTATATGACAGCTTTTGGAACTGTAGCAGGCTGGCAAGTTCTTGACTTTCCCGAAGGAAACAGCCTCTTTGTCAATGTCCCAATCAGCACGACACAGAGTGTCCAATTCGTGATGAATAAGACCACAAAAGCTTGGTGTCGGTTTTTGAATTGGAACGCAACCTCCTTCTGCGTGTTTGGGGGAAATCTCTACTTTGCCGGTGGGACGAAGATCACTCAAGCTTGGACTGGGGCATCCGATAGCGGAGTTGCCATTACCGGAACAGTGCAGCAAGCCTATACCCCACTTGGCCGCAATGGGCAGAAACAAGTTACCGGTGTTCGCCCCCATATCTCGGTGCAGGGCAGTGGCGCTGTCAACTACGGTATTGATGCTGATTTTGTAAGCAGCCCAACGGGTTCAACCCTCAGCTACCTTGCCGCCAACAACTCCGCGATTTGGGACTTAACTAACTGGGATCAGTGCATTTGGACTGAAGGCGTTCTCCCAATCCGCCCGAGTTGGCTGACTGTTCCCTGCGACCTCGGGTACCTTCACTCTTTTCGCTTGCAAATTACAAGCAGCACTTCCAGTGTTGTTTGGACGGCGACGAACTTTTTATATAATCCAGCTGGGGTTTTGTGAGAAGAATTTTAACAGGACAGGAAGACCTTTTTGGACCTTGGATGATGCTGAGGTTAGGAGGTCGTTGGACTCCTGGTAAGGGTTCTATCATTGGACTTTGGGATGATGTAACAGGTCCGATTGCAGGGTGTTTATATGAAGGAAGCAATGGGGCTTCTATCATGTTGCACTGCGTTGGGTTAGGGAAAAGTTGGCTAAATCGAGAATTTCTCTGGTTTAGTTTCTACTACCCTTTTGAGCAGTTGGGTTTGAAGAAGATTATCTGTCCGGTTGAGCCGGAGAATGAAGAGTCCAAGAAGTTCCTGCTTCACCTTGGATTCACCCTCGAGGCGACCCTTGAGAATGCCAGCCCGAAAGGGGATCTGCTGATTTTTACAATGGGTAGAGATCAGTGCAAATGGTTATCTTTGAAGGGATCTTATCATGGGAAAGCCAAGCGCCCCTGCCGCACCTGATTATGCAGCAGCAGCCAACCAGCAAGGTGTGGCGAATGTCAACTCGGCTGTTGCGACTAATAGGCTGAATCAAGCCAATCAAGTCGGCCCCAATGGGTCTTTGACTTATTCCTATTCTGCACCAGATTCTGGCCAAGGTTATACCGATCCCCAGACTGGGCAGTATATTCCACAGACTACTGCGACGACTACGCTATCTCCAGAGCAGCAAAAGCTCTATGACCAGAACTCAAACATTTCAACAAGCCTGAATGATCTGGCTCAACAGGGGATTGGCTATGTAGCTGATGCCTCGGCTACTCCAATTGACCAGAGCAAACTTCCGAGTTTGGCAACTGGGCTTGGGGTTACGAATGGTTCGGTGCTGGGGCAGGCAGGGGATTCGAGTCTTTCGAGCGGTGATGCTGGAGCAGTAGGTGTTCGGGATAAAATCACCGATGCCATGATGCAGCGGTTGCAGCCTTATATGGATCAGCAGAAGCAGCAATTGGCGACTCAGCAGGCTAATCAGGGGATTACCTTGGGAAGCCAAGCAAATAACTTCGACCAACTGAATTTGAATAAAAGCCAGAATGACCAGCGGATTGCTGCGCTGCTGGCCGGTGATACTGAGCAACAGAATTTGTTCAATCAAGGCCTGGCCGGGAGTCAGTTCCAGAACCAAGCCCGTGGGCAGGCTATTCAGGAAGCTGATTACTTCAAGAACCAGCCGCTTAATATGCTCAACGCACTGCGTAGTGGGAACCAGACCACGATGCCGCAGTTCGGTAATGTTAGCGGTGGGGCGCAGATTCAAGCAGCTCCTGTTTACCAAGCGGCCAATGACCAATATTCAGCTGCATTGAAACAGTATCAGACTGATATGGCTGGATCAACAGCACTGCTAAGTGGTCTTGGTTCTCTCGGTAGTGCTGCAGTTACGAAGTATTCCGATCGGAGGCTTAAGACCAACATTAAACTACTTGGTATTCGGGCTGATGGTCTTGGTATTTATTCCTATGATTATGTCTGGGGTGGTAGTCAAACTGGCGTCATGGCCGACGAAGTGGCAATTTTGAAGCCCGAAGCTCTTGGACCTGTCCTAGGTGGTTATGCCACCGTTAACTACGGAGCACTCTAATGGCTCAGAATATATCAACCCCGACTTTAAACTTGACAAAGTTGAATGTGGGCACTGGATTTGAGCAGCAGCAAGCTGTGGCTGCTGCTAAGCAGAGGCTTGCTGAACAGCTTATGCAGCAGGGCATAGCCCCCGATGAAAACATGCGTTCACCTGTACAGGTCTTGGGGCATATGGCGCAAGCATGGGCTGGGAAATCTATGCAGAAAGAAGCTTTGGCTGAGCAAGCTAAAGTTGCTGAGGCTCTTCGGGGGAAAAGAGCTGAACTTGCCCAGCAAGTCTATTCGGATGCAGCTAGCGGTATGTCGGTGGATCAGATAGCAGCTAACTATGGCCATGATCCCATGGCTGCAGATATTGCCAAGCCTTTTTTGGATGCTTATGCTCAGCGGTTGAAGAATAATGAAGGCCTTCGAGAGGTGAATGGTCGGATTGTTCGGACTGGCGACGTTATAGGACAAGCTAATAATGATCCGAATAAGGATGTTTTTCTTGGGCCAGATGGGCAATTGACGATCAATCCTGTCAAAGTCACAGCAAGCGTGATATCACAAGGTAAACCTGCAATGGGACTGGACGCTGCTGGGAAAACTGTGCCTTACCCAACAACAGGGCAAATGCCTGGAACTGGCCCATTGGCGAATGCTATGCTCAGTCAAAGTGGGCAATCTAACCCCCAGCCTTCAACAGCCCCCACCCCCCCGGCTGGGGGGCCTAAGTATGTTCAGGTGCAAACGGAAGCTCAGTATAATATGCTAGCTCCTGGTATGACTTACCTTGACCCCAATGGCCAAGTTCGTGTGAAAGGTAATTAGGATGCCACAACCTTGGGAACAAGATCGAATCGTCGGACAGCCTCAAGTTCAGCCTCAGCCTTTTCCGGGGGCGCAACTCCCTATGGGAGGGAATGTTGCGAATGTTCAGACGCAAGCGGAGGCTGACCAAAGAGCAGCTTTGGCTCACAAGCAAGACACGCGGGCTGAGCAAGCCCTGCAAAATGAGAATACCCGATTGAGGATGGCGGCTGAGGAGCACGACAGGAAGACCAAGTCTGAGCAGCCCAGTGGCGGCGTGCCCGTAAATGCTACCGAGGGTCAAGCTGCTGGCCACGCTCGCTTGCTTCTGAACAACGTAGAGTCCCTACGAGGAGTCTTGACTAA